TTAGATGGGTCTACTGATGTAGGGTTACCAACACTTTCTGAGCTTAGTGTAGGATTGGCATTGGTTACTTGTGTACCAGCCTTGACTTTGTTCTCAATACTAAATACCGTAAACGCTCGACGTTGTGGATCTAATTGATTGAGTTGCATAATCAAATCAGGGTTATTAGCAAGTTCATATGCAATTGCGGGTCCGTTACTAGAAGTTCCTATCATTTGTTTTACGTCAGCTGGAATATAATCCTCAACTGCACTTACCTTTTCAACATAGTCTTCTTTACCGAATTCCTTTATTTTAGTATTCCATGAATCAGCTTGAGCTTGTGCAGTACTATAAGCAATTGCTTGTTCTTCCTGTTTCTCAAGAAATGAGTTCAATTCTTGCTGTGCGAGAGTTTTGGCTTTATACTCGATGTATTCATCATCGGTCATATCGTCCCTGTTAATCTCTTCCGGCTGGTTGAGTTTACTCTCTATTACAGCTAATCGCTCTTCATATTCCTTCTTGTCATTAGTCAATTTGGAAATTCGTTTCTCATAGCCGAATTTAAGCTTTCGCTTAGTCCTGATTTACCTTGTCCAGAGGTTTCATCGTTTCCTTGTGTTTCAACAGCTACCTGACTCTCACTTCCTTGGACTAGGTCATTTGGTTCAGGGTTTTGTCCACTAGATAACCCGCTAGTTTCGGGATTTGATGCTATATCCATTTTATTACAGTGGTTATTTAGGCTCTGCACTTTCAGAGTAAGGATTTATTTGCTTCTAAATTAAAGTACGTGTTTTTGATGATACACTTGAATTTTTATTCAAACACAAGTGTATCATCTCCTTCATCACTAAAGTCAAGTGTGTCTGGAACATCTTCAAAAGCTAATGGGCCAGGAGTTTGAGGAACAAAGTCTTCAGGACCAGGTGTAACAACTACGTCTACAACAGGTTCTGAACTGATGACTGAAGATGCTGTTTCACCGATTGATTGCATTGTATCTGCCATGATTTGTTGATCTTGACGACCATCCATACCATTTTGTTTCATCTTCTCAACAGCTAACTTAGTCTCACTATCAATTACTTTCTGTGCCATATCTACTTTACGATCAGCTTCTTCATTCTGTAACTTAGCTTGTAACTCACGTATGATTGCTTCATATTGCTCAACTGTTTGAGACATTGCTTGAATCTGTGCATCAGCTTGTTGTAACATTGCTTGAGCTTGTGGATCAGGACCTTGGTCACCCATTTTCAATTCAGGTGGTAACATCTTCTCAAATCGTTCTGCAATTTCTCTAGAACCTGGTGAGTCAAGATTCCTCATCAATATGTCAGCCATTACAGGCATCTTGTCAGGCATTAATTGACCTACACCAATCATTGTAGATACTGCTTCTTTACGTTGTGACATTAACATTGGACCAGCTGTGAAATCAATATCCATATTTTCAATCAACCCTGGTGTAACTACTTTTGACATATCAATCATTTGGCGAGATTTATTACCAGTCTCATCACGGAAAGTCACCATCTTCTCAGTATCATATGCATAAGGAATCAAGTGAATACAGATTCTAGCCACCTGTTCAATAGAGTGCTGTAAATTCTGTGTATAATGAGCTGTTGTAATTTCACTATTTGTACTACGATTCAGTGCTGCAAGTCCTGATTCCATACCTGGACCAACTGTTTGACCACCTAGCTTGGCATCAAATATACCTGCTGAACGTCCTAGATCTTGTTGTGCTTGTAGTCTACCATTAATACTTGATTGTATTTCTAGTTCATTTCCTAGACGAGATGGTGGTGGTGCTACTACACCAGTACGCTCATCTATAATCATATTGTATTCAATCGTGGTAGGATTGGCATTATTAATATTATCCCAATCGGCTTCAAAGCCTTCTTTCTGACCATCTACCATCATGATAGGTACTTTAGGAGCTATTGCTACTTGTAACTTCTCATTTGCTGCATATAGATTAATGCTTCTTTGAGAATCTTGTGTCCAGTGCACAATACCACCTAAGCGACTTGAACCATTCTCTGAAGATACTAGTCTATCACCATATACAGGAACTAGTGGAATATATGGTAGTGGTAATTCAGCTTCACCAACTAGTTTTTGACCTACGAATTTGTACATCTTACATGTCTTCTTAGATATCTTACGCTGACCTACTAATACTTTACCTTCAACTAATTCACCTTCAGATACAGTACCATCTTGATACCAGTACTTGTCAGTCTTAGCTTCATCAATTTTGTAGTAAATCAGTTCACAAACTGTGTTGTCAGGAATTGTGCCAGACCATGAGTGATATAAATCAACACTTGAGAAACATTGACCGATATCTTCACCATATTTCTCTTTAGCTTCATCTTCATTCATAAATCCAACATATGCACCATATCGGGCATCAGATCCATCGGACTGTTTACTGAGTGGGTCAATCATAATGCTACACTGGTCACGTACAATATCAATACGAATCTCTTGATCTAAGTCAGTACCATTCTTATACACTAAGTCAACTTTAATCCAACCTAGTCCTGAAATTACTTGATGTTCATGTGCTTGTTCATAAGCTTCCTTTGCTCTGGACTTCTCTTCAATCTCACGAAGTAATCCGCTAAGTAGTGTACTAGCACCTTCGTCATCAGTAGATACACGCATACCAATAGGATTTATACGTAGTGGATTGATGATATTGTTCGTATACGTTTGGATCACTGGTAGAGTAACTACTGGCAAACCTTCTTGAATACGACTATTCTTTACTTCAGAATCCCACTGATCACCTGAATGGAATCGCATCTGATCTTCAATGTATTCATATGTAGTGGAATGATATCCATCTAGTTCTGAAATGCGTGATGAAACTTCACTTCTCAACATATCTTCATCAGACATTTTAGTATTTTTAATTTTCTTCTTCTTAGCCATAATTATCCTATGAATTTTTTATTTACTTTTCTTAGTTTTGGTTTTGGTTTTGGTTTTGACTTTTTCTTAACTTTTGATGAGAATGTCAGGCTCAAGGAATCACCCATATCGGGCGACTTCTTATTTTCACTTCTCAATTCGTCTTTGCTTTTAAGTACGATTTTATTACTATTATTCAATCTATAAGTCAACACACTTAAGTCACTGAAGTCATTTGAGTCAGGTAATGAACCATACTCTAACCAATTCTTCATCAGAAACCAGGACTCAGCACGTGCATTTGCGTATCTTGAGTTTCGTGACATTGTTTTATATACACCGTTGTAATCAATTACTTCACATACTCCTTTCAACTTCTGAGACAAGTGGTCAAATATTGGGCCACCTAGCCCAGCACCGTCCACAACAAGTACATCAACTTCGTGAGCAATGACTAGACTAACTATTCTATCTTCGTTATCAACTGCTCCGACACCATTCCACTTCTCATAATGGAGTACTTCATCACCATGTCTCAATACAAATGCATTGTAATCTTTACCGTATCGAGCTAAGTCCATACCAGCGATTCTCTGTGAGTTAGGATCTTTCTCTTTATATGCTTTACGTGTACGTGCTTCTTTGATCAAAGTGGGATGTATAATCACATTGTCATCAGCAAAGTCCTCAAATGATGCTTCAAGTTCTTGTCTCATCAACTGTTCATCACCTTCATAGTCTAGTAACATCTGGTCTAAGAACTCTTGTTTTAGAAAATAGTTATCAACCATCTTTTGGTGAATGAATTCAGTAGCATCTCTCAGTGATATATCATATATCCAATTATCTGTACCCCTTGGTGTAGTGGTTAAGAATGTTTGCATAGGTAGTACACCACGTCTTAGACGACCTTGTGTCACTTTGTATACATACTCTTCAAATAATGCACACTCATCAAGTATAGCTGCATCTGCTGTAATACCACGCAGTGCTTCTACTGAGTCAGATGAGAAGCCGTAGATCATACCATTGCCGACATTGAGTGTCATATCAGACTTATTCTCACTATAATCAATACCGAGTTCATCAAGTCTTTTCTTAATTTCTGTGAAAAGTACTAGCTTAAGTGACTTATATGACTGTGCCATCACAATCACAACCTTTGATGTGCTCTTCATGAATTGAATCTGTGTCTTCAGTAATTTAAATATTTGATTTGACAATTACATACCTGAAAGATTAGGTGGTTGAATTGGTGGTTGAATTGGTTGAATAAATGCTGGATCAATCATAGCTTGACTTTGCATCGGTGCAGTACCCATTGCTTCTGACTGTAGTGAAGCTAGGTTTGCGTCATTTAATTCATCATCAAGTAGTTGAGATTGATCAATTCCACTTAACTTGAGCATATCCATTGCATTTTCTCGGAATTCATTTAATATATTATCATAATCCATATTCTAGTCCTCCGGTCGATCATCTTCTGATGCTTCAGCGAATGTTATATTTAGGTTAACATTTGAATCACTTTGTTGAGCAACTGGTTCACTACGTAGTGATAGAACATTTTTAGCAACTAGTATGAGTGCAGCGTTACAGTCTTTTGTATCAATAGCTGACTCAAGTAGTCTTTCTTCAATACGTAGTGCACGATGTGAGAAAGCAATTGCCTTAGCTGCTTTCCACTCATCATGTACATGCTCCCAATCATACATGGTAGTTTTGCCTACACCTACTTTACCACCAAAGGTTTCGTATGAGAAGCCTTGTTTCATGTGCTCAATCAGTTCTTCACAGTATTTCTTTTTATATTTTGTCGGTTTCATTTATTTATAGTTCGGTTTTATCTAATATAAAGTACGTGAAAGGTTACTTTCTTTGATTGGATAAGACTGCTCAATGAATTCTAGTCTCTTATACTTGAAGAACATGATTTTAAATAACTTAGCAAATACGTAATATGACTTCTTTTTCGGATCAGTCGTTAACTTAGTGATATCTGCCTTTTCAATTGATTTTAGAAAAGAGTCATATGCTACTGCCCAATTCTCCGTTTCATATTTGACTTGCTTTGAACAAAGCTTTGACCACATTGTATGCTGACTTGGTGTACAACCAGCTTTAGCTCGCATTAAATCTTTTAGAAATTCTTCATCTGTACTATAATCACTACTTTTCAATTGATACATCTCCAGTCGATATCTTTACCCACTTTTGACTAATCAATGCCTCAATGTCTCTTTCTAGCTTATCTAAGTACTCATCTTCTCTATAACAGAAATATGTCTTATATGCTTTTTTTGTAGTCTCACTACGCTGACAAGCTGCTATACGATCTCGAATAGTTGGTACTTCTGAGTGTAGATTTAATTGCTCTTTGATATATCGTGCTGCTGACATGACTGAATCAAATTCTACACGTGTCTTATCAGTATGATGTATTAGAATCGTTTTAATTGCATTTCTAGCACTAAGATTCTTTCTGATATTCTGTGATTGAGTTAGTATCTGTAAATTATTGAAGTGATTGTTTTTAGGATTGTTATCGATGTGATCAATGACTTCACCTACGTTTA